GTATTGTATATCAAAGCACCACGGGCAGTTATAGTAGAGCTTGTAAAGGTAACATTACCAAAATCAACTATTGCTGTACTGCCGCTTGTTGTGGGGGCAACGACGGTTAGTGTAGCACCGCCTGCGGTATAACCCGTACCAGTTATTTCATTAGAAGTAGAATAAGCTGTGGTGGACGCGCCTAATGTAGCCGAGCTTGAATAAAGCGCGATCTTAAAAGTATCCGCTGTAAAATCATGCTCTGCTTCAAAAAGCTCTTTTTTAAAACTGGCACACATAGCCGCTGTGATAGCCATCTTTACTCCTATGGGGTGTTCGCCTGACCACCCATTCCACTATGATTTGTACAGTAATAATACAGAGTTGGGGCACCAGAAGCTACCGTAATCTCTGTGTAAGCACCAGCACTTCCTGGAGTGCCGTTGGTGGTCACGCCTGTTGTGTACTGAGTGCCGCCACCATGAGTGCCGTTTGACGTAGCTGAAAACCTCAAGGGATGACCTGAATTGCTGGCATCAGATTGGTCAAACCTATAGGTGTTACCCTCCGTCAAATTAACTGTATCTTGCTGAACGCTGTCTATAAAATATTTATTGCCAGAACCAGGGTTAGAAACTGTTACAGTAAATGTTTGCGCTATAACAATTCCACCGCCCGTACTAACTACACTGCCAACAACACCCTTCATCCTCAGTGTGGGCACATAATTTAAAGTCTGTGTGCTAAACACAGGGAACGTGACACTGGCGGATATGATGTTGTTTTCAGGTCTTGGGTCGTACAAAGCCTGTGGGTCCGGGCCGGGGCTAATCGGTTCTAGCTGTTCGTGTTTTGGCTCGAACTCGTCGGGGCCAACCTTAGACCCGCTCCACTCTGTCTTCATTTCAGAAAGACGATAACGAAAACCAGAACGGTCTGAATACCCCCATGCATTTTTACCAGACGCATATCTAGCCATTAGTTCACCCGAAGATAAGAAATACTAGGCTGTAGTTTTAGCGGTACTCTGTCCTCGTCCTCATCTGCTGCGCGTTGGAACTCCTCTTCATAAACAGCTTTCAATAACTGAATACGATCAGGGGCCTTTTTCATTGCTAAGTAGTACGCCAAGCCAGCAACAATACAAGGTAAGAACCTAAAAGGCGCATCCGTTGTGTTAGCAAGCGTATCAACATCTTCAATGCGCTTCACATAATAATACACAAGAGTATCCGTAGAATTGTCCGGCACTGACCACAGTGTAATTTCAGGTGTAGACTGGCGATTGTAATAATACTGACTAGGACGACCTTCCGATGTCTTGTTTGGCAAGCCTTGATATTCACCGCGTGACATGCGGCTAAGTTCAAAGTCTGTGCCACTACGACGTAAAGACACCTCTAGGATATCTGTGTAGTCAGAGCTAAGAGTGTATGTAGACGTGCCCTGCGTTAAAGCTTGAGTTGCTTGCTTTACTGTCCACAAGTTTAACCCACGATTAGCCCAGTCAGCAAACATTAGGTTCAGAGACCGACGTGCTGTCTTGGCGTCGTATCCAGTGCGAACCTCAAGTCCACACCGCTCATATGCTTCTTCGATTATCTCTGCTACGTCGAGGTCGAAGTTTGTTGAACCTGAAGTTGCCATATCACTTACTTCTTCTTTTTGTGTGTGCCGCCGTAGCCAAAACCTGAAACGCCTCGACCTTTTAAGATATCTTTCTGTGTAACTTTGCCGTCACCTGTTAGGTCAGGGAAGTTACCACCGCCCATCTTAAAACGTGTACGGCTAGGTTTGCCGCCTCTTTTTGGCATAATCATTGCGCCTGCGGCGGCTTTTCTTGGAGAACAATGCATTACTTTTTCTTCCTCTTCAAAGATTTTACACGACGCGGCTTGCCAGCAGGCTGACCTAATCGTTTCTTCTGTGATATTCTACTACGTTTTTCAGCCGCCGTCATCTCTTTGGATGTTTTGGGGGTTTTAGAAGAGACTCGCTTGGAGGGGCGACAATATGGAGTACCCCGTTTTTCTCCCTTGCCACGCCCACATGCTTTGCCTGTGCGGACATCCTTCCAGTCTTCTTTAAACCACCTCTTGAGACTAGCACCAGCTTTTGTTTTTCTAACCGCCATACTCTACCTCTAAACCTAGCCACTTACCGCCAACCACCAAAACCAAACAACAAAAGCAACAATCATAAAAACCAGTGAACTAATTGTTCCCCATTCTATTATTTGCTGTAGCTGCCGTTCTCTTCTTCTTTTCTCCGCTAATCTTTCTTTTCTTATGTTTGCCTGAATTCTAATAATTTCATTCCAACCCTTCAGGCCATAATTTCCTATAATAAAGTTGCGAAGCTCGTCTTCCATCTTCTCCGCTTTTTTCTTTATCGCAAATGTCTCTAGCGCCTCTTCTTCTACGCTTCCAAATCTTCTTCCCTTTGCCTTATCATGACCGTCCTTGATGTGGTTGATTGCATTCATCCACTTGCCGATGTCTCCTGCCATAGACTCGACTTCTTTGCCTATCTGAAACCCTTTGCGAATCGCCTGATAAGCAGATGTAGCAATGGCGAATGCACTTACTGGGTCCATTTTCTCACATCAATATATTTTTGTTGTTCTATACTTATATGTTCCGCCCATAGCTTTTTTTGTTTTGTTCCCCCAATTTGCAGCGCCAACTTTTCTACACTTAGCAATGGCACCGCTTGCATACGCACTTGGAAAAACTTTGTAACGACGTTTTACTTTATGATAGCAAGCATCTTTTTTGCTCATTCGTTTAGCCCCCGGCTTGGAGATTTGTTTTGATATTGACCTGCGCGAAATTGTCATTGACCCTCTCCTGAAGATAGTAATCCCACAATTCAACAAGCATTGTGTGGTTCTGGTCTACTTTTACACCTATAACCGCTGTTTCTGTTTTTAGATCAATAATAGAAACAGCAATCCAGGCTAAAAAAGCCAAAGTGCCTGCGCCTATAAGACTATTTATATTTAACACTTCCATCTCCTCCGAGCAGCGCAAATACGCTTTTTAGGTGTTTTCTTGCAACTAATACCGTGCATTTTCATTTGACCCGCAGAGCGAGAACAATACGATTTTTTGCGCTTACCACCTTGTGGTTGCGGAGCTTTTAACTTAGAGCCTGTAGCTCTATTATATTTAGCACGGCCCTTCGCCGTGAGACCTGCACCCTTTGATGCTGGTAGTTTTTCGCCTTTTTTAACAGACAAGCTAACTGATTTCTTTTTCTTCTTTGGGGCCATCATCGACCTCCTAGTTGAACAAAGACAGTTATTGAAGTGTTGGACGGTAGGGAAACGTACAAACCGTCATCAAATATAATGCCATCTCCCGGTATCTCCATACCAAAAGCTCCAGCGCCCTTTTCATCCACTTCCATCACAACACTTCCAGATGCAGAGGAATCATTATCATACAAAATAATGTTCCCAGATGTTCCGCTATCGTGATTAACCATAAAACCTTTTAAACGCCCCCGGCAGTCAGCAAGGACACCGGAAGCGTGTAAGTGTTTAGCAATAACTTCATTGCCTGCCATTGGTTTACGCCAGAAAGATTGTTAATTCTGCACCTGTACCAGAAATTGCGCTTACAAACACACCGCTCTCAGCTATTACTCCATCACCCGGAATGTTTAAAACATTCTGACCTGTTGGAAACTTCTGAGTTAAAAGTGTTGCACCACCACTACCATCGGTAATTGTGAACGCACCTGCACCTGTTGCATACATAACAACCTGTTTTATGCGAGAACGACCAGGACCAACTGCCCCGGTTGCTGACACATTAAAGGCTTTTACTGGACCAGCCATTTAAGCCTCCTATTAAGCAGCGGCTGTCGCGCCGTTGTCTACACGGATGTAGTTTGTTCCGTCAGAAAACACAAGGTTTCCTGTGCCATTACCTGATGACTCAGAAGCCTTTAGGGCATCAGAGCAAAAAATAATACGGCCTGTAGTGGTGGATGCTGCTGGTAGGTCAGCAAAGGCAATGCCTGTAGATTGGAATCCGTTAGTTGAAATAATCGGACCTGAAAAGGTAGTATTAGCCATTTAAATCTCCTGTCGTGGCTAGTGTCAGCCGCCCCATGCGGCTGTCAGGGATACTTGATTATACAATAAAAAAGGGCGGGTGAATACCCGCCCTTTAAAAAAGATGTTTCTAACCTTATGCGCCTGGTGAACCAAACACACAACGTGGGTCAGAAAAGCCGAAGCTGTAACGCTCACGAGCTTTAAAGCGCATGTTACCAGTGTCGAAGTCTGGGTCCATTGAGGTAGCTAGTGCGCTACGCTCGAAGTGCTTTAGGCCGTTTGGAGCGTCTGTCTTGATGAAGAACGCATCAGTGTCTGTTAGGTAGTCGTTGACTACATAACCTTCAGGCAACATGCCTGATGACTTGATTGCGTTTACATCGTTATCGGCTGTGCCAACGCGAAGGTTGGAAACCATTAGACGTTCTGCAACGAACTGTAGCTGACGTGGAATGATCAGCTTCATACCGCGTAGTGCGATAAC